CCAACTAAGTCGCGTGCTTCCTCAAAAGAACTAACGCCAAAGATAGGTAGAATCTGGTCTGCTTGCTGTGTGTAAAATGCCATCATGTTCGTATTCCTTTCGTCTGGGTGACTGGCCCCGAAGGGCCGCTGATTTTAGTTAAATGTTGTCTGTGCAATAACAAAGTGACTCTTTAGTTCGCCTTCAAGGTCGCTGATATTTTTAATAAGAAGCCTTGCGCAGATATCAGAATCATCACTTCTAACGAAAAGCTCTGGCTTGCCTTCGTTGCTTACAGAAAGGTAGGCACTTTTTCCCAGTGAACATTGGAACCTGGCAGACATACCCAAGTGGTCAACGGTCATATACTGAAGCGTGCAGCCAGCGCGTTTCGCCATTAACAAGCAAAAACTAGATTCTGGGTCGCTTGAAAATACATCGCCGATAAGTTTGTTAAAGTCGCTCATGTCTGAATTCCTTCTGTGTGATTGGTGTCTCTCTATGACTCAACAATAACACACTGCCGCATCATTGCAACACCCTAGACACAAAAAAACCCACTATTTAGCAGGTCATTGTAAAGCGTCGATTTTCTAGCCAAAGCCTTCAATCCGGGCGACTCGTGCGCCAAAGTCTATAGACGTGGTTTCTATACACCGGCATTGTATGGTTTCCTCACCCGGCGCACCCAGCGAAGAATCGCCCGGATAACGCATTTGGTAGCCGCCTACGTCAAAGGGAACATTCCCCTGGCGCTTCTGCCCATCAGCTGCTACGTGCGTCTCTCGCGTGCGTGCGTCACCGCTAGAATCCCATTCCCGAGTCACGTCATCATCAGCAACTTCACCCGCCTCAGTAGCCTGGCGCAATGCCTCGTGATGCCCTGCCCGCAATGCGTCTATGGATTCAGTGCGCGCTATTACGTCACCGCGATATTTCAGCGTGCGGCTCTGGAGAGCCGTTATGGCGCGTTCAATTCTGTCATTGGATAGTGGCTTGCCCGACGCAATAGCCCGCTTAATCATGCCGTCAAAACGTTTGTTGCGCAGCTTTCTATCAAGGTATGCCGGGTTCAATTCTCGCAGCTCGTTACGGGCATTAACTGACCACTGGGCTTGTTGATCTGTTAGGCCAATGAACCCACCTTCGCGCCGACCGGTTACGCGGTTTTTCCTACCCACCAAATCAAGCGCCGATTGCCGGGGGTTAACGCCATCAGATAACCTGGACGTAAGCTGTTGGCGGACCATCTCACGTTGGCCTTCCGTGATCTCAACAATTAAGCTCGATGAGTTCTGTCGTAGCCACTGCTCAGCGCGGGTGTTGCGCACGTTAAACGCAAACGTAAAGGATACGTCACTACCAGGCGCGGGGATCCTGCCAACCTGGCTTGCCGCAGTCTCTCCGCCTTTTCGATAAGCGTTTTGTATCGCTTGCTCAATGGAACCGAAAGACGCCTCATTAATTCCAATTGCTGTAAGAACGCCTTCTATGTCACCAACAGCTATGCGGTCAATAAGGTCTTTAATAACGGCATCGTTTTTTAGCTTAGCAACAGAGTCAGAAAAAGCCTTACGGAAAGCAGCTTCCTGCTCTTTTGTGATGCTGTTTAAGTTGACCGTGGCCATCAGGCTGACAAGTCCAATTCGTACAAGACAGCGACGCCTGCGGGGGCTAGAGCGCGAACCTCTGTGATGCTGACCCATGCACTGTCGGATGTGGCTTGGCTTCGTGTAATGCCAAGCGCAACGTCGTCTGCTTTTTTCGGTATAAAGCCCGGTATTGCGGCCATAGTCAAAGTGCGCTTTGTTATGTCGACGTATGTGCCGTCTGCGGACCTCACGCGCCGGTTTTCTTCCAATACCCTAACGGTCGTATAAGAGTATGACGTCACCGGGTCCCAAGGGTCGCCACCGCTGCCAGACTGCTGGCGAATAGTTGCCGGATATCCTTCATCGGTCGACGCCACCGATTTAATAGCGGCGTTTACTTCGGCGGCGATTTCTTCCCAGTTTATGCTCACGATACAAACAACGCGGCGGGCAAGTCATCGGGAATCAAGATAGATGACAGAATATTTTCAATGACTGTAACGGTTGGCGAAGATGCCCTGTCGCCCTTGTTTTTTCCGATATACGTAAAAGATATTGATTGCACTTTTGTCAAAACTTTCTGCTCTGACTCGGTAAAAGTCTTGGCAAAAAAGCCCGGTGTTTGCAGCTCAAGTAGTGTGGCTTCATAAGATGCACTGACCACGCGCACCGGAACCGAGTCGTCAGGAATTGAATTGCCAAAGCGATCGACTGCGCTTTTACGAGGCCATGAGCGCTCTTGATCTATACCGCCCGTGGGTTGGCCAGGGAATCGCTGGTAATAGTGGCCATCAAGATACACAGACCCACGCAAGCGTGCAGCGGCTACAGTGCCAGCGGGTATCTCTAAGCCGTTGGCTTCTGCGTAATCCGCAAAGCCGGTGTCTGTGCCATAGCCTGGCATGGTCTACCCCTTGATGATTTTTGGTTGAGTCTTGGCAGACTTTGAGATGGCTGGCACGGTAACTATTACGCCCATTTCGGCGAAATCTTTTATTTGCGCTTGGCTTAATTGCAGGGCATTTTCAAGAATGACAGAAGCCCCGGCTTTTACAGTTTCAGTTCCGCCAAAAACCCGAATTGCTTTGTCGCGAGTTGATAAATTCTTAAAATAATACGCTGGCATGTGACGCTCCTAAAAAAGCAGGGCCGTAGCCCTGCCCGTTCATTCAGTTTAGGCGTTAGATACGCCACGACGCAACACACGAGGAGCACAGCACAGGAAAAGCGGGTAGCTGTAAATCTCGCCACGGGTAAAGGCTTGACGGTCCCTGTCAGGGATGTTCAGGCCGTAGGTGTCGACGCCCAGAGTGTTTACGAAAGGTCCAAACTCAGCCGGGGCCATTGCTTGCTTGAACACGCCTTCTGCGCCGATTGGAAAAAACTTGGCTTCAGTCGGTGCGATTGCAACCGCTGAGTTATCATCAGTTCCACGGTAGTTGTGGAAAGTGATGCCGCCGAATGTGAAAGCCTTGAAAGCATTACCCTGGCGAAGATCACCGGCTGCGGCATATCCAAGGAAGGTGTCACGCACTTTCGGGTGGTTAATCAGCAAGTCGTAAAAAGTGTCACCTACAAGCGCGTGGACGGTTGTTGCGGTAGTGAACGCGCCTTTGGCAGAACGATCCATCGCACGAACAATGCCGTTACAAATACCACGAACGTCAGTGCCTTCAGTGGTCAGCAAAAAGTTAACGGCGGCGGTTTCTGCCTCACCGAACTGATCAAAATAATTGTAAATGACGCTTGAACCGTCAGCGTCCAGCAGCTTGCCCTGCAATGCGCCCAAGCGGTGAAATTCCTGAGTTAGCTCTACGTCGGCGCGGGTGCGTGCAAAGCGACGCAAGAACTCCGCCTGTACCTGCATCAGCTCAGTCTCAGAACCAAACGCACGAATGCCCTGGATTTCTTCGGCATACAGCGTGAAGCCCTTAGCTAGTCGAACAGTGCGCAGTGGCACAGCATCGCGGTCGTCTTCTTTCAGCTCGGAAGGTGCGCCGCCGATCGGGCTGGTTTGAATCAGGTTAAGTACACCGTCACGGCGATCAACAAAGATTGTGCGCGTGCGGACAGGCATAGGCTCAAAAAGGCCAAGCTCACCCAACAACTGCGGTTGAAAGTCCATCTTGTTACTGACAGCCGTCAAGGATGTCATTGAGAAAGCGCTGTTATTAAATACGTCCATTGAAGCCATGATTTTTTCCTTTATCGACGAACGATGATGCCGAGTGCCTTTAGGGCAAGGTCGGATGCGATGATTTGGGCACTGTCTGCGCCGTCTTCGTAAGTCAGTTCGTGGCCGTTAACCTCGGCATCTCGGGCGAAATTGACAGCAGTACTGTCGACGCCTGAGCCAGTGGCGTTAACGATAGTCTCAAAGAGTACGCCCGCCTCATTTTCGGACCCGTCACCGGCACCCGCGGCGTGGCGCACAAACTTGCCAGATGCGGTAATCTTGCCCAGCAAAGTGCCGGCAGAGTAAGTGGTGTTTGCAGGCACTGTGACTGTGACATCATCGCGTGACCGATAGCCGCTTGCTTCGCTGACAATAAACGACGCTGTTGCTTGACGCTTAGTAAGAGTTGCCATTACTTAACTCCCTTCATTTTGATGCCAGCAGAGGCAAAGGTTGAATCAGCCCAGCTTCCTGCGCCGTCGTTTGATTGGACGCTGCCGATATGGCGCAGCGGGTCAGTTGTCTTAACCGAGTCTTCGCTGAGAATTTCAAATCGAGTATCGATGTAAACCGCCGAGCGATCGATGATTACCTCAGCGCCAAGATTTGCAACAACAGCACCTTTTCGGATGTCGGCATCACTTAATCCGGTAGTAATGAGGCCGGGGGCAATCAGTTTGGCCTTGCCAATAAGATCAGCCCGGTCTTGAACGCGCTTATCGATTGCAGCATCGTCCATAGCTTTGCTTTTCAAGTCATCGATTTCAGCTTGCAGTTTGCCAATCATCGCGTCGTTTTCGGTCTTGACGGTGTACATGTCTTTTTTCGCATCAGCGGTTAACTGTTGTGCGTCTACTACGGCTTTCTGAAGCTTATCAATGGCCATAGCGCCCTCATCAGTGATGGTCACTGACAGTCCGTCCACAACCACAGTTCTGAGTTTGTCAGTCATACTGGGTGCCCTTTCATCTATACTGCGGATTGTGGGGCGTGCGCCCCATTGATTAGCACTGTCGCCAATGCGTAATTCCTGATTTGCCCGGCCCTGATCGACAAGTGCAACGTGATTAACTCGTATGTTCCGCTGTATCGCGTCGTATGCTTCGCCGCTGTCTGTGAGCCCACTAACCATCTCTACGTCTGCGGTGTAGCCCAGGGAGAGTTCGCGCTTGCCGCCTTCGTAATCCTTTATAGCGGTGCCGTCCATCATAATCAGCGGCACACGGATATATTCGCCGTCTCGTGTGACTTCATCGCCCATCTGACCTATGGAATCTAACTTCCACGTATCAGCGGTTACGCTTGCCGCAGGGTGATCGTTCGTCATTGGCTTATGCGCGATGCTTGCCATCGAATCGGCGGAAAACACTTCAGACTCCGGGCGAAACACTCGAACAAACTCCATGCCCGGCTGCTTCATCTCATCGCCGGTATACAGTTGCACGTTGTTAGCGCGACTGACGCGAGACGATGCAACCAGGTAGCCGTCCGACGTGCGCTTAACCGTGCTTTCGTCAATCGAAACTTTGTCTACAAACTGCATTGCAAGCCTCCTTTGGCTTTACTCATCTTCGCCGCCTTCCAGTTCTTGCATCGCCGCTTCAAGCCCCGGCAAGTCGCCAGCTTCAATAAATGAGTTGATCAGGCTGTCTGATAGCGCCTCAATCGGAACCAAAGGTAAGTCATCACCGCCACCTGCAAGAACCCTTGCCGCGTCCGCCTTGGTCTTAAATATATCGGCCTTGTCTTTTTCGCTCATCTGATACAGTGGGCGGAAACGGAACTGGCAATCATCTGGCCGAGAACCAAGTGCTGAACGAACAACAACGTCCATAAGCTTTTCTAGCGGCTCACGTAGCTTTAATTCCTGATCGGCTTTGATGCGATCATAGTAGTTTTTTAGCTCACCGTCGCCTGTCGAACTCATTCCGCTAGGTGACTGGCCAAGATACCGGGTAGCCGGAATGTCAACGGCACCACAAACAATCTGTAACTGCAAACGCTGGACTTCTGGCAATTGCGCAAAATTGATTGTTTTCTGCTGGTACTCGTCGTTTTTATCCAGCACCAGCGCGTTAACGGTCGACTTCATGCTCTGTACTAGACTGAACCGCTCCACAACCGCCCGCTTATAGACCTCGCTTTTCATCCCTTCCATAAACCCGTCAATCTGGTACACGTCAACCTTGGCTTCTTGAACCAGTGCCGCGATGCCTTGTTGTCCTGCTGTCGCGTCCCTAATAGCGATCTCTATAGAGTCAAGTTTGCTGTCGCCCCAGCGGTCATACAATATCTGCGAATCAACTGGTAACTCTGCACCGATAAACCGAACTACTCGTGAGGGATGTATGCGGATAGTGCCGCCAGCCGCGCCAATAAGGTCGTAGTAAAGGGGCTCCATATAGGTTGGCGACATGGGATCAAAGTCTAACAGTCCGCTGGATAACTGATAACGGTCCATGACGCGAATGAAATCAATGCCGCCTTTCTGTATTGTGTCTAAAACTAGGGGCTCACTGTGATTGTTCTTGCCGTCGCTGATTATGATGCCCGATCCGCCAAGTAGGTCAGCCTGCTTTATGGCTTTGAACACTCGGCTATGCACCTTTAGGCGCTTTTCCTCATCTTCAATTAGTGCAATTTCTTCTTTGCTACACTGCCATGCCCAACCCTCACGCATCATATCAAGCGCAGGAATGTCTATGGCTTTTCTGGCCATCCAATTAGATCGGTAGGCGTTCTCGGCTTGCTGCTGGTCAAGTGGGGTGAAGTACCAGTTACCCTGAGCGCCCTTGTCTTTCTCGCTGCCGAGGTTGGACATCGCGTTCACAAGGCCGCGTGATACGTCAGAGAACCAGTTGCTCATGTATAGACTGCCAGCATGTCGTAGCCTTTGTATTCGATCAGGTGGGGGCACGCGCCCATAGCAAAGGCGTCCGCAAGGTTATGAGACTTTACGCCACGCTTTGCTAGATCAGCCTTCGATTCCACCATGTCCAGCCCTTTCTTGCTGTAACTCTTTCTGGGTGTCGATAGCTCGGTCATCAACCGCTGCAGGAAAGGCAAATTGCCGCGCAATGCTATCAGCTCGCTTGACGGGTAATCCAGTCCCTTGTTTACCGCATTATACGTATTTCTCAATCTATCTGCAACATCTTGCCATGCCTGTGCTTTTAGGTTCTCAAACTTAGCCTTGTTTGTGATGCCCGGCGCGTATTCTCGATCGGGATTTATAATGGCACCGCCAGCATTAAACTTGTGATAGCCGGATGTAATGTCCATTTCTTTTAGAGTCGATCCAACGTGTGCGCCAACGCCAATAGAGTCATACAGCATTCTGCCGTTTCTGACCTGGGCCCATGCCCGCTTGGTTGATTTGGTCAATTCGTCTTCGGGCGCTTTCCATTCGTCAAGGTCTTCGCAGATTGCACCGTGGAACATGGCCGTGGCGTTCTTGTCATCGCCGCTGTCTGCTACGTCATACCCAACACAACGGGCACCGGATAGATCAATGTCGAGCTTTATGTCTGCATCAATGGCGGCCTCTAGCCATGACCGTTTGATTACGGCCGTTTCGTCATCTGTTAAGGGGACACCTAGATAAACGTGCTGGTATTCTTCTTCGTCTTCTTCTCGCTTGGCCTCAATGATTGCCCGCATTGTGTCCGACAAGAAGGGGTTTTCTGTGTAGTTGATAAGTCGTATTCGGGTGTTCGGGGGCGGGTTGACAATAAAGCGCTGATAGATAAAGTCCGTCATCAGCTTTGTGTTAAAGCTTATCCAGACTTCTGACCCCTGTTTCCGTATTGTCGGCTCAAGGATCACCCATTGCTCTTTTGTAAGGTTGTGGGCCTCTTCGATCCAAAGTATGTCAGCGCCTTCGAACGACTTAATCTCGTCGGTGTTGCGCTCAATGCCGAAAAAAGCAAAGTCAGTGCCGTTAGCGTGCCGGATCTCGTTAACGTAAGGCGTGTATCCTGGCGTTTTGAAATTGTCTATCTGCGCATTGATCAGCGTGTAGACAGAATCTTTTATCTTGTTCTGGAAGCGGCGAACGCACAGAAACCGGGTTTTGTACTGTGCCCCAATGGATTGGGCCATGCCCGCAAATTCCCACGACTTAGAGCTAGAGCGCCCGCCGTAAAGCACGCGGTTACGCACCTTGATAAAGTTTTCAGGGCATGGATCGCCGTCGAACCAGAAATCTTGTAAGGCGGGATTCAAACTTGCCATGCTATTCGCCAGCGTCGGGGTCTGGCTTGCCGTACATGCCCGCGAAAGTTGGGGGCAGGTCTTTGCCGTTGGTCGTGTGGTCGATGTTGGTTGACTCACGCCATCCCGCTTGCGTTTTCATCCAGAATATCATGGCTGAAGTGTCTCCGGTCTTTGCCTTGTTGAACAGCGCCCCGCCAATAGTAGCGTTTGCTTTTGCTTTGGCCAGGTCTAGCTCATCCCGGTAATACTTGCGCAATGTCTTCTCGTCAATGTCAAGAACGCGGGCAATGTCTGACTGTGTGGTGCCCACCATTGTATGAAGCTGCACCGTTTGGCGTGTGGCTTCGGTCGGGACGTGATTGCTGGTTGGTTTGTTGGTCATACGGTCATCTTACTGTTGTATGTTTCGCCTGTCGATTCTAGTACGGCTTCCTTTCCGGTGTACTGCTGCCAGCGGTTTATGATTACGTCGCAGTAGACTGGCGAAAGCTCCATCATGTAGCATTTGCGGTTAGTTTTTTCGCAGGCTATCAATGCGCTGCCTGACCCGCCAAAAAAATCCAACACAGACACCACATTCTTAAAGTAATCAAACGCCCATATAGCCAGTTCTACTGGTTTTTGAGTCGGGTGGACTCTAGCCTCTCCGCGCTCACTGTCTTTATTGAAACCTTTCCAAAGGTGCCTGAATATACGCACTGATGAAAACTCAGACTTAACCCATGCCATCTCGCAATCTGACTGCGTGTCGTGCATTTTCTTCTCGACTCGCTTATCCCAAATAAACCAATTATTAGACTGCGGCAAAGCATGACAATAATAATTTGCGCCCCACCAAACTTGTCTTGGTATTTTTAGCCCCTCGCATAAATTATAAGCATCTATAGCATACTGAGTAGTGTCGTCTTTGAAATCTGCAAAGTTGTGATTTTTTGCCAAACCTGTATTTCTTCCGCTTCTATCACCTTTTTCATTTATCCCATAAGGCGGATCGGTAAACACCATATCAGCCTTCTGCCCATCCATCAGCCGATCCACCGCGTCAATGCTGGTCGAGTCATCGCACATCAGCCGATGCCGCCCCAGCAGCCACACGTCGCCCAGGACCGTCAACGGCTCGCCAGGGGCTTCTGGTACGGCGTCCTCGTCGGTTAAACCTTCCGGCACTTCCTTGATCTGTAGGTCGGCAATTTCGTCCAGCGAGAAGCCGGTAAGCTCAAGATCAAAACCATCCACGCCTAGCGCGTCCAGCTCAACCCGCAGCATTTCGTCGTCCCAGTCGGCGAACTCAGAAACCTTGTTCACGCTTAGACGAAAGGCCCTTACCTGAATGTCTGTCATATCATCGCATAACAACACGGGCACTTCCTCAAGGCCCAGCTTCTTTGCTGCCTTCAACCGAAGGTGTCCATCAACGATTGTTTTGTCAGACTTTGCCAGGATAGGCACCCTGAACCCAAACTCACGAATAGCGGCTGCCACACGATCAACTGCGTGGTCATTCTTTCGCGGGTTGCGTGCGTATTCTATAAGGCTGTCTGTCGGCCATGATTCAAGCTGTTGCACGGGCTGCATCCTTTATATTTACTGGCATTGACTGACTATCAACTGTGCGCCAAGTTTTCCCTGTACAAGCGTCATATCCTGTCAGTTTTTTGATTCCCATATCATTAACAACGTCCATAAATCTATCACCGCATCTAACGCGATTTCTCAGCTCTATAACAGCATCGACTGTTAGTTTGCTGGAATGGTGTAATTCTCCGCTGTGAGCACCTCTCGCAGTGCCGTGAAGGTACCGGTCATGGCTATTTTCACGCCTTGTTGCCCACCTCAAATTGCTATAATGGTTGTTAGTCCTATCCCCATCATTGTGCGCCACATCCATAGATTCATAGGCATCAGGGATTCCAACCCAAGCCATCGCACAAAGACGATGACAATTGTGCCATTTATAGCTACCTTTTTGTGAAAGCCCTACGCTTTTGTAACCACCATTTTTCTTGTTCTTTAAAATAACTTTATGCGATTTGCTTCGCACGTTTGAATTTTCATCTACTTCATATGTCGGGTATATCGGTATAGTTTTAAACATAAGACCTCCTGAAGCTATTTTCATATTATAGCACAGAAAGCCAAACTAAATACATGCAAAAGCCAAACTCTTTGATGCTTGCGGCAATCTGACCAACCTGGGCATCGCTGTGTGTGCGACTGTTTCTTGCATAAGGAATCAGGCTTGACACTGAAACTGTTTTATAGTCGGGAAACTTTTCTGTCGGTCTACCTACCGGGTTAGCCATATCACATGTTCCCTGAATTATTGAGCGCCTTAAGCAGCCGCATTAAACGTAGCAATACCAGAGGCGTCAAAGGTCACTTTAAACTGCGTACCTTCAGCAGCCGTCTGAATGTTTGGAAACTCAAAGTAAAACAAAGGCACGCTGTTTGTCGCATCTATTATAACAAGCGCCTCAGCAGGCCCGATAAACCCCCCTGACGCATCTATGCTGATGTCGTCACCGTCTAGCTTGGCGTTAGCAGTAACCGCCGTAACAGCAGCGTTAGCAATGACAATGCCGCCAGAGGTCCAGCCATTACCCGATACCTGAGCCGCGTTAATTGCAGTCAGTGCTGTTTCGGTTGCGGAAAACGTGTAGGTGTCGTTTAGCAAAACTACTTTCAAATTGTTAATCTGCACTTCGCCATTCGCAAACAATTTGCGGGTGTGATTGTAAAATTCCATATTATCTATTCCTCGGGTCATTAGATACGTTGATGTACCCGCGTGCCACTGGGGTAGGGTCGCCCCCAATTATCACCCAGCAACTGTAATAATGCTGCCGTCTTGTCAAGAGCAAGGACTTGGTTTCTGTCAGAACTGCCGTGATTACCTGGCCAGACTTTGATGTCGTCAAGTTTACGACGTATGCAGACTCAGGCGTTTCAGCTATGCCAAAGGTTGCCGTGGCGCCAGACAAGTCAGCGCCGTCTGGAACTGTGACTTCGATGTCCAGAGCCTGCCCTCTAATGATATCGATATTTTTCAGCTCTGGTATACACGTCACACGGCGATCCTCCTGCAAAAACTACCGGCAATCTTTATTTTACAGCGGTATTCTACTATCCCGGCAATAATCAGTGGGTTGACTGATGATACCAAAGTAGTGCCAATTGGCACAACAACACCGGCCCCGGCTTTAACGACAGGGTTAGCAGATTGTGTTTGCGTT